CACCCAAAACGGAGCAAGATCATGCGTGACAGCACCACGATCGTCCGCGAGCGTCAAAAGCTCGTCCGTCGCCAGATGAACGATCGCCACATTGCGATCAAACAGGTCCAGTTTGATGGCGGTTGGGATTCTCCCTCCACTGTCATGTCGTATTTCCCGGAAGACCGGGACGCCCAGCCCGCAGTCATGTCCGTAGCGGCGCTGTACCGGATGCTGGACGGTAAGGCACTCCCGCTCGACCTCCTCTCGCTGCTGCTGCCCGATGGTTATCAAATCGTCCGCGCGCCCGAGTCCATCGATCACGACAAGGTTTGCGAGCTAGCAGCTGAATATGCCGCTGCGAAGAACCGCGCGCATCACCCCGACAGCGAAGCGGGCCGCGAGATTGGTCCAGGTGAGACTGCCGCTCTCGGCTGCATGGTCATGCAGATCGTCGGGGGGATTGCAGCATGAACCCCCGCAGCAACCTCTTCTGGCCGTTCGCCAAGCGCGAGCCTGTCAGCATCACCCCATCGGAAGCAGCGAAGGTTCTCAGCAACCTCGCCCGGGTCAGCAAGGCCAAGCGCGGTGCGACCCTCGAGGCTCTTCGTGAGTGCGTCGCAACCGGCCGTATCGCCAAGCTGGGGTGGAAGTGATGACCGTCGAAGCAACCATAGTCGAGCGCACCAAGTCGTATGGCGAGTTCCGCGACGGCGCGAAGATCGCAATGGACATGTTCGCGATCGTCACCGCCGCACCGTCCTACGCCGGGATGACGCCTGACAAGCAATACGCCGCGTTCATGGTTTGCGCCAAGCTCGCCCGGTTGCTGAACGGTGACCCGGAGCATCGCGACTCCTGGCTCGACTTGGCCGGGTACGCACAGCTCGCGCACGACCGCTGCGAGGTGGCGGCATGATCATCGTGTTCACGCCCGAACAGATCGCAGCGATTGGCGAGCGCGTAAAGGCTGGCGAGACCTGTGCAGTCATAGCTGAGGCTTTCGGATGCGGTCGCAAGGCTATCATGCGCATCGTCCGCATTCACTCTCTCGGGCCTTGGGGTAGCCTCAACAAGCCGCCACAGAGCCAGCGCCGCGCACCGCCCGCGGACTTCGCCGAGCGTCGTGCGGAAATGTCCGACAACGCGCTGGTCAAGCACTATCGCTGCAACACTGGCGCACCTGCCCGATGGAGCAGCGAGCTTGGCTTGCCGGAGCGGGGCAAGAAAGGCGGTGGCAGTAACAAGATCACCATGCCGGCGGATTTTTTGACGTTCGCCCCTGGAAAGACTGCTGCTGAAATTAGTCGCCACTACGGCTTTAGCTGCGACACTGCGCGCCGGCTGCGTATCCAAGCTGGTATTCCCGGCCCCTCAGCTAGCCGGCTGGCGCAATCCGGCAATGCTCGCCCCGCTCACCTCGTCCGCAACGCCTATATGTCGACACCGATCGACCGCTTCACCCGCGATGGTTCGCGTGCGGGATTGGCTGCCGACTTCCTTCGCCGGTTCGGACCTGTGTCCAAATGCAACGACCGGGGCTTAGCTGATATTGCCGGTAAGCTCTGGCGTCGTGGTTCGGCGATCCTGACCGATGCTGAACTCATCGAGCGCGCTGAACGTCTCGGCTGGGATGCTGGCGCCTGGCTGCAGGTCAAAGCGGCATGACGTTCGACCTTCCCATGCCCCCGAGCGTCAACGGTATGTTCGCGACCGACTTCAAGACGAAGCGTCGGTTCAAAACGAAGGCCTATGCCGCCTGGCAGGCTGTCGCAGGCGCTGCTCTTTGCCAGCAGTACGCTGCGATGGGATCGCCTGCCGTGCATCGCCCTGTGGCCATTCGGATCCGTCTGGGGCTCAACTACCAGTCGGACATTGCCAACCGCGAGAAGGCCGTCACGGACCTCTTGGTTGCCAATCTCGAGATGCCTGACGACCGCTACATCGAGCGCGTCTTGATCGAGCGTGACCAGAGCATCGAGGGCGCCGTCGTCACCATCGACGGATCCTACGCCGGTGAGGCTCGCGCCATCGGCGACATCATCAAGCCTATCATGGCTGACATTGCATCGAGGGTCGAATGAGCCGCTGGTTCCGCCATTACGCCGGCATGGTCCGCGACGACAAGCTCGTCCGCGTCTCGATCAAGTCGAAGCAGTCGATCGAGCGCGTCGTCTGGATCTGGGGCGCTGTGCTCGAGAGCGCTGCGGAGATCGACGACGACGCACGCTACGAGGTTGATGCCGATGAGATCGCAAGGTTCCTGCGCTGCAAGGCCAGCGTGGTCGTGTCGGTGCTGGATGCCCTTACGGATGCAGGCCGCATTGACGGTGAGCGCGTTACGGCATGGTCAAAGCGGCAGTTCAAATCGGACCGTAGTAACGAGCGCGTAGCGGCGCATCGTAACAAAAAGAAGGTGTCGGGTAACAGCGATGTAACGTTACAGGAACGTTGCGGTAACTCACCAGAGACAGAGACAGAGACAGAGACAGAGACAGAGGTTACGTTAGCTAAAGCTAACGGCGTTGTTTCGCTTTTTCCCGAGCAACCGCGTTCGGCTCCAAATCCCGACAGCGACAGCGAGTTCTGGTCGTCGGCAAAGTCCTATCTGGCGGACGAAACCAAGAACCCTGGCGCGCTGATCGGCAAGTGGAGCCGGGACAACACCAAGCAGGTCACGGCACAGGCAATCACCCGGGCACAGCTCGAGCGTCCGGTGCAGAAGATCCCCTTCATTGAGGGCTGCTTTCGGCAAATGAAGCAGGTGGCCCAGCGACAGCCGGCGGTCCCGCTGTGATCGACTGGCTCCCCAAAAAGACGGGCAAGCAAACATGCCCGGAATGCTCGCACAAGCGGAAGCACAAGAAAGACCCGTGCCTTTCGGTCTCGGCCGTCGACGGCGGGCTGGTCTGGCACTGCCACAATTGCGGATTTTCAGGAGGTAACGGTGCTGCACGATCGTCACAAGGAATGGCTCGACCAACGCGGCATCCGATCGGATATTGCGGAGGGTCTGGAAGTTACGACAACGCGGGACGACCGCGGAAACTGGCTCTGCTTCCCATACCGGCAGGACGGCCAGCTGGTGAACCGCAAGTACCGGCTGACATCCGAAAAATCGCATCGCATGGACAAGGGCGGCAAGCTCTGCCTGTGGAACGAAGCCGCTTTGCGGTTGCCGCAGGTCGTGTCGGGCAAGGCATCGGTTATCATCACTGAGGGCGAATTTGACGCCATGGTAGCGATGCAGTGCGGGTTCGCTGCAACCGTGTCGGTGCCGAACGGTACCAGCGCAACGGGCGGGGATCCGTTCACCGGCAACGCTTACGCCTACCTCTGGGAAAGCAAGGCGCAGCTTGAGCGGGTTTCGACCTTCGTGCTCGCGGTCGACGGTGACGCGCCCGGTCTCTCACTGGCTCACGACTTGGCTTCGATCCTTGGCGCTGAGCGGTGCAAGTTTGTCACCTACCCGGAGGGCTGCAAGGATCTCAACGAGGTTCTGCTTGCTTACGGTCAGGACGCGGTCGTTCGTGTCATTGACAGCGCGCGGCCGTTCCCGGTCAAGGGCCTCTACAGCATGGAGGACTTTCCCGACGCGCCGCCAGTGCAGGGCATGTCGACCGGAATCAAGTGCATGGACGGGCATATCGAGGTAGTGCTCGGCACCCTCACGGTGTTCACCGGCTATGCGAATATGGGCAAGTCGACCGTGATCAACACGGTGCTCGGTCACGCGGTCGCGCGCGGTGTCACCTGCTGCGTCGCCAGCTTCGAGACGGCACCCAAGCCAATCCTGCGCGACGGCATTGCGAAGGCGCTGATCGGATGCGCCGATCGTGAGTTCGCCGCACACCCGCAGCGGGCCGACGCTTATGCTTCGATCGAGAAGCACATCAAGGTCATCTCGAACGCGCTCGACGAAGACCTCGAGCTGGACATCGACGCGTTCCTCGAGACGGCTCGCATCAGCGTCATGCGGGACGGCGCCAAGATCGTGATCCTGGATCCGTGGAACGAGATCGAGCACAAGCGGAACCGCGACGAGTCTGGCACCGAGTATGTCGGCCGCGCCATCCGCAAGGTGAAGTCGTTCGCCCGCCGCTACAACGTGGCGTTCTGGATCGTCGCCCATCCCACCAAGCCGGTGAAGGGCACGAACACCATGCCCAGCCTCTACGACATCAGCGACAGCGCCAACTGGTCGAACAAGGCGGATTATGGGCTCGTCTATCACCGCCCAGACAAGACGCTCAACCAGGCAAGTCTCGCGGTCGTAAAGGTTCGCATGGGCCTTCCCGGTGAGTGCGGTGTGCAGACGGTCAAGTTCGATCATCGCAACAGCCGCATCGAAGAGATGAGCCACTGATGTGGCCCGCTTCGACAACCCCGGCTTTTCGCCGACCAAGTGGCAATTCGACACGAAGGTCCACGTCATCTGGGCCAACGGGCGCACCGCTCTCCACGCCTACCCGGTCAATGCGCTCCGTTGGACGCTCACCGGTGGTGACTGGGACATCGCACAATTCTGGAAAGCGGACTGACCCGCACCTCAAGCAAGGAAACTGAACATGGCTGGATCTGTCAACAAGGTGATCATCGTCGGCAACCTGGGTCGCGACCCGGAGAGCAAGGCATTTCAGAACGGCGGGAAGGTGGTCAACCTCCGTATCGCCACCTCGGAAAGCTGGAAAGACAAGACCAGCGGCGAGCGCAAGGAGAAGACCGAGTGGCATAGCGTCGCCATCTTTAACGAAGGCCTGGTGAACGTCGCTGAGAAGTACCTCCGCAAGGGGTCCAAGGTCTACATCGAAGGCGCGCTCCAAACCCGGAAGTGGCAGGACGCACAGGGGCAGGACAAATACTCCACCGAGATCGTCTTGCAGGGCTTCAACTCGGTTCTGACGATGCTCGATGGACCGAGCGGGGGCGCTGCCGGCAACACCGGTAATGATACCAAAAACGGCGGAAATCAGCGCGCTTCGGGTGGTGCTCAAACCGGCGGGTTCGGTGACGACCTCGACGACGATGTGCCGTTCTGAGGCTGCGCGATGATCCCCGCCACCCTCGAGACATCAGCAAAGGGAGAGCCCGCATGAAGACCAAGGACGAAGGCACCGCATGGCTCCGCTCTCACGGCTGGGTCCAGTGCGACCGCGGATGGCGCAAGCCCGGGGCATATCCAACACCGATGACCACGCAACAGGCCACGACAATGCAGGGGAACTGACATGGCGAAGAGTAAGCGCAAACTGATGAAAGGCCAGCCTGCCGGCACGAGGTCAGCGTCTGGCCGCATCCGTGACCGTACACCCAAGCTGGTCGAGCCGTGCATGGGTATCCAGCGTAGGAAGGCCATGCATGGCGTCCCTGCAAATGATACGAAC